CCGAAGTAGTGGCGGGAGCCGCTGTGGCAGCAGGCGGCTTTGCATCACTTCCAAGGCCTGCTTTCCACTTATTGAAAGCATCCAAAGGGTGCATGTTGGCAAGTTTGCCAATAGCTTCACCCGTGTTGGCGGCTTGAGTAAGCGGGTTCTGGCCTTGCGGCTGTTGTCTCGCAATGCTGCCCTGCACTTGAAGGCTTCTGGGCGCGGAAGACTGAGCGGAGTTGATGTTGAGGCCAGTCCCACCAGCCGGTCCACCGGCTTTGGGATACATCGCTTCATGAGCTGCAAGGAGGTCCGCAAGGCTACCGCCATCAGCATATCCGCCGCGAGCGAAGTTGCCGGGAGCAGTTTGAGTCGTCATTGTGCCGGGCACTTGAGGGACGCCCGGAACCTTGGCGCGTTGAAGGAGTGGGGCTACCCTCAAAGCCGCAGAAGCCGCTTGATTGGGAATGCCAACACCAAGGCCGGGCATCTTTGCGCTCGAACCATGAGCTGCAATCAGATCGCCAAGCGTCATGCCGCCATCAGCGTATCCACCGCGAGCGAAGTTGCCAGCGGAAAGAACTGCGCCACCCATAGAGTTTGGCACAAGACCTTTGCCATCATGAGCGGCATCATCTGTCACGTCATGATAATTGACAGCCAAATAGCCAGCAGGGTCCAACCCAATGCCCGGCTTGTTCTTAGCAAGAGCTTCCTGACCGAGCACACCGATGTGGGTGTTGTTCTCAGGGTCATCCTTGTACTGATAGCGGTAAATGTTCTGGCCGTCGTTCAGTTTGCCGACATGCTCAATGTTCTTCTTCAGTCGCTCATCTGAGCTGAAGTAGCCACCAGACTGTTGGTTCGTTGTGGTGTTCCCAGACAACGCGCCAGTACCTTCAGCGATATTCGCCAAGAACTGGGTCTGTTGATAGGGGAAGCCCATCGCCTGCATGTACTGATTGTACATGGCAGTGTCTTGAGCCTGCTGCGTCTGCTGGCCCAACGTGCCCGCTGCTATTTGAGCCTGAGCACCAGCAAGACCAGCGGTCTGAGCGCCGGTTCCGAGACCGGCCAATGAATTGGCAGTTTGAGCACCTTGCGTATAGCCTTGAGCCCCCAAGCCAGCAAGTTGAGTACCGAGCCCTTGAAGGGCGGTGCGGTTTGCCTGAGCCGCAGACAGACCAACGCCTTGTTGCTGCTGGGCAGCCGCGAGCGCCTGATTATAATTGGCCTGATATAAGGGCGAAATGGCTTGTGATTCGGCAAGGGCCTGTTGTCCCTGAAGCTGAGCCCGCTGAAGACCGGCTCGCTCTCCACCAAATGCGCCCGCTTGAATGGCTTGTGCCTGTTGAGCTGCGTTCTGCTGGCCGAACTGCTGATTTAGAGCGGCTTGCGTTGAGTTAACGACCCCTTGCGTATAGGGGTTCATGTATTGGTTAACATCAAGTCCGCCCGGATTGACAGGCATTGCGCCTGCCAAAGCCGCGCCAGTCGCGCCACCCAGATATTGCTGACCCTGTTGTTGAGCCTGACCGAGCTGGCCGGTGGCCGCACCATAATAGGGCTGAGCTGCCTGTGAAGCGGCAGTTGTCGCATCAATACCGGCTTGTTGGGTCTGATTGATGGGTGCGACAAATTCGCCCGTGTACGCCTGATAGGGAGTAGAAGCGACTTGTTCCGCCTGAGCGTTGACAGAATTATATCGTGCCAACACTTCGGGTGGAATTTGTGTCGATTGGACTGTAGTCCCGCCGCCTTTGCCGCCTCCACCCATACCAACTACTCCGCTGCTTCTCGCACAGAACCAGTGCGAGCATTATAGAGGAAAAATGCGCCAGTTGGCTTCCCGAATTGGCGTTCGTACAACCGGACTTTTGCCTCAGTGCGGTGGTTGGAAAGCACCCCAATCAACAATGGTACTTCTAACACTTCTGACGCCCTTTTGGCAAACTCGCATAACCGTCTTGCCCTGCCACCTTTGGCATTTCTGAACTCTGGCAAAATGAAGATACCGCGTTCCTCCAAGATCGTATCATCAGAATACCATGTATCCGTGATCCGTAGAAGTATCGCGCCTTCAATTTGTCCGGGCTCCCCAATGACGCCGATCAGTCCATTATCGTGATTCGCGCCAGCCCAAAGCTCGCGTAACAGCTTGATTTTGTTGGGTTTTACAAACCCGTTGTCATCGCAAGCTTTGAGCGAGACCTCCATAAGCTCATGAATGTCTTCCGGTTGTGCTAGGCGTACATCAAGGTCATCAAACATGGACATTCCCCTTCTAGTCCGTGTCAATTAGTCTTAGGTCCGGGTAATTTCTTCAGGGTATCAATGAGCTTTTTCCTCATAGTGTTCACAAAGGAGTCCAGCTCAGTATGCCCTACTTTCATATCCCCATTCCCAATGGCGGTAACAACCTCTGGAGGTATGACATATTCGCCTCCAGCGGCAACGATTGGCACCTGTTGTTCGGTGCCGCGACCCCTACCAGCACGAGCTTGAGGGGAATTTCCATATTGCTTCAGAACAGTATCAAGAACCCTGAAGCCTGCCATCGTATTGCCTTCGCCCATTGACGAGACAATATCTGCCGGAATGACATACGAGCCAGAAGGAACGTGCATTGGAAGGTGATCGGTCCTGCCTGCGACAGGGCTATGGATCGCACCGACATGCGATTGAGGGGCGACAATTTGACCGCCATCTGCCCGTTTGGCGCGTGAAACATGCCGAGCTGTGTTCAGGGCAATGGCAATTGCCTGCTTCTGAGGGCGACCGCTATGAACCAGCTCACTTATGTTGGAGCTGACAGTAGCTTTGCTTTTACCTTTTTTGAGCGGCATAATTTACCCCGGCGAATAGGTTATGTTGACCGACTGCCCTGTTCCGGGAACAACAACGAGCCCAGTACTATAGGCCTGCCCTGCCTTATAAATTCCCGTAGCGTCTGGTATGACACATAGAGCATTTGACGCGGCGGCTCCGCCAGTCGTTGAGGCGTTGTATATAGTTCCAACCGAACTTCCAGCTACAACCACTGAAAAGTTAACAAGATAACCCGATCCAGTTATGATCACCGTTGATGATGTGACAGTAGAGGAAGTCTGGGTTCCAAGGGATTTTTGGTTGGTCTGAGCGACATTGTTTATGGCAACAACGCCGTTCTTTTGAGCTGTCAAAAGGTCTGAAAGACTAGCTGTCATCAGTATCTTCCATCGGCTTGAATGCGATAACGGATGTTGCCAAGCCGCCAGAATGACCCGATGTCATTGCTCTCGACCTTAATTGACACAAGCCTACCGCGAAATCTAGGCGTTATATAGGTGGTAGATTGTGTCAATGTGAACGGACCATATGCAGTAGGTGTCTGTCCAGCAAAGTCGGTGGCGTAGAACGTCAGCAAGATATTGGCACCTTGCGTCCCTCCATAATAGCCCCACTTCATATCGGGCCATACTTCGTCGATGAATGATTTTACGTCAGCCTCAGACAAGGTGAAGTAGCCAGTCTGGAAATATGAGTCCATCGCAACGCCGTCAGCGTCAGTGGAGGTCTCATGTTGATAGATGTACTGATTTAGGGCCGTGCCAATCGGCGGGCCAAGAACGGATTGATTGATCCATGCCGTGCGGGAAACATAAGGGTTGGTCGATGAATTGAACCCGTAATCCCATTGATTGAGAATGAAATTGTATTTCACGTATCCATAGTTCTCTCCACCATTACCAACAGTGGGGAAGAACCATGAAATTTCACCAAAGCGAGAGTTTGGCGCGATCCTAATCCGATCCAGATTGCTCGTGTCCAAGTCTTGGAAAACCACATCCCAGATCGGGCAGGGAATAGGAGAAACGCCACTGCCAGATAGCATGAAAAACTGGCTCTGGCTCATCCAGTAGACAGTTCCATTGACGGAAGCCGCAGCTTTGCGACCGATTAGGCCGCATCCCGTGCCAAGTTCGTTGAACTGATAGACATAGGGGGGGCCGGAATATTGCATCGCCCATAGCCCAAGATCGGTCCAGATCAGGCCCTGTTGCGGTCCTTGAATGCACTCAACGATCTTCGACCCTTTAGGGATACGATACGATCCGGCTTGATTGGTAATCAAGGCGATCCATTGATTGTAATTCTCGACATCACTCCAGCGGATCAGAAGAGGGTCTTGAATGCCATTATAGGTGCTACCCCATGCTACAATTTGACGCTGTGGCATTGCCACAAACATGCCAGCATTGACCGTAGGTGCATTTGGTATAACTGCTGCTACCGATTGCCCAGAGTTGGGAGTCCATTGATAGATCGGGCCATTGAGAGGATTGGAGATAAGGACGCCGCCCCAATTATCTAATGTCCAATCAACCGCATTGATGGGTGTTCCGGGACTGATTGTTGGTGTCGCGCCAGTACCGTATCCACCTATGCCATAAGGGCCAATGCCATACCCCGTACCAAGCGGAAGAGGGCCTACGCCTTTATAATAGACGAAGTGGGCCTGCCCGCCGTTCTCATATCCGGTGGCCGTAGATGTAGCTAAGTTATTGTTAATGATGGTAAAATTGTTCACGTCAATGACGGACTCAATGATGTACCCACCATAGATCGTAATGCCGCCAACAGTCGTAGCGACTAAGGCAGGATAGATGTCTTCAACCACATACCCATGATCAGGAAGCGTAACCGCAACAACTCCCGATCCAGATGTCGTAGAATATTCCGCAGTGATCCCGCTATTGGTGACAGTTGTCGCGGCTAGTTGCGGATTTCCAAGAGCATCAACCGCATAGATCGTGTATTGGTTTGTCAAATTGGCCGGGTTGTAGCACTCGTACAACCCGAACAAGACAAGCCCATCGACGCTGATAGGTGTCTGAATATCTACAGAATCGTAGCTGCTAATGTTTCGGCCCGTGTCCGTGATGACAATCGCATTGCTGCCAGCCGTTGTAGAGAAACTTACTGTCACATTGACAGTAAGTGTCTTTGGCGTGATGTCGCTTGCGCCACCAGACAGGATGATCTGCAACGCGCCGCCACCACCAGCCGGAACGCCATCAGCACCCACACCAAGATAGGAATTGGCGCTTGTGTCTTCCCATGCCAACAAAGCTCTTGCAGTGGAACCGATCTGGCCCATGAAAAACTTCGTCCACCCTCCGAGCTTTTGCACAAGACCGCCAAGCGTCCGGTCAGGGATGAACCTAACAAGCTGACTTTGTGAGATAGCGGCTTCGTTCAAGGCTGGCGTCTTGTTAACGTCCACACCGGGAATGAGCTTGAGGGCTTGGTGGGCCATATCTTAGCCCCTTGTCGGCGTTGAGACGGGAGACATAGACATTGGCGACCAAGCCGCGCCTTCCATCTTCTTGCGATATTCTTCACCCATTGCACCCTTCAGGAGGGCTTGATATTGGCTCTCATAGGTGACTGCCATCTGAGGATCGTCGTTGGCGCGTCCAAAGTTGCGCTGATACCCGCTGATGTAGATCATAGATGCCATGATCAGCAAGTCAGGAAGATACAGACTTATGAAGGTTGTCTCATTCGTAGCAGACAAGCTGTCTGGACGATAGGTGCCAACGATTTCAACCGTGTAGCTCGCGTCTGGATACGGGCCAACGATGAAGTTCCAGTTTGTCGCGCTACCCATGAACGGAGCAAAATAGATCGGCTGAGCGGTA